TAAAATGGCAGACACCACCACGACAAATTACAGCTTTACGAAGCCAGAAGTTGGCGCGTCAGAGGATACTTGGGGCGGCAAGTTAAACACAAACTGGGACTTGGTTGACACAACGCTGGCGGGAGTGACCACGGCGCAATTTACGGCTTTAGCAGCTTTGACAACTGGCGAGATCGGTATTCTTGACGGAGTTACAGCAACTGCCGCCGAAATCAATAAGCTAGACAATGCAACATTTACAACATCTGCGACTGGCGTAACAACCTTTGCTGATGGCGTAAATGAAGATTACACAGAGCTAACATCATCGAGTAACGCAACATCACTTGACTGCGCCGTGGGCAATGTTTTTGGAACAACGCTGACAGAGGACACAACATTTTCCTTCACGAATGCACCTACATCTGGAACAGCGTTTGGCTTTGTTGTTGAAGTAAAACAAGACGCATCAGCGTCAGGATACGCCGTGACGTGGCCTGCTTCTGTCAAGTGGCCCTCCGCCACAGAGCCAACACTTTCAGCGACAGCAAATGCGATCGACATTCTCACATTTTACACTAGAGATGGGGGAACAACTTTTTACGGCTTCCTATCTGGTGCGGATATGGGGTGACTTATGCTGGTTTACAAAAAGCTGCTAAATGCTACTGAGGCTGAGGCCAGTGAATATTGGTTAGCAGTTTACAGCCTGCAATCAGACCAAAGAAAAAGCATAACGACAGACAAACAGGGCAACGCAATCGTTGCCGCAATACAGGAAAGCGTTGGCCCAAGTGTAACTAAAATTGCACTAGATAGCAGTGTTCTATGGTCTAAAAGTTTGGCTGGTTCTCCTGCTGTTTACAACGGCGGCATTGCAGCAAATGGTCAAGGCATTTTTCTTGCTGGTCGCCAGGGATCAAGTTCTGCCTCTGAGGAAACAAGCGCACTGCTTGTGAACTTTGGTAAGTCTGGCAGCACAACTTGGCCTCGCTCACTAAACAATACAGACATAAGTTCTGACCTTTATGGAGATTTATTCAAAGACTGCGAAGTTGACGCATCAGGAAACATTATAGCCGCTGGTAACAAAAATGCTGGCGTTGGTTCGGCAGATGGGCTGATTGCTAAATATAACTCTTCTGGCACCTTGCAGTGGCAGCGTGCATTAACAGGAGATAGCCCAATAGAAATATCAAGCGTTGGTGTTGATACATCTGGCAAAATCATGGTTGCCTTCAGGGCAGTAGGCGTTGGCGGGTCAGGCTCGAAATATAGCTTTGTTAGGTATGACGCAGATGGAACAAAATCATCCGTTTACACTTATGGGAACACATCTACTTCTACAACTATTGACGGAGGTGGAGTTCGCGTAAGAGGTGACAGCTTAGGAAACTTTATAGCGTCTGGAACTATTCAAGATGGGGCATCACCCACAAACCCAATTAAAACTTTTGTATCAAAAATAGGGCCATCGTCTATTACTTGGTCAAGAGAGTTTTACGATACGACAAGTGATAGTAGAGTTTATGTTGAAGATTTAACGTGCGATAGATTTGGCAATATCTATGTCTGCTCCAGATACATCGAAGATTATTCTGCCGCTAGCGGCGACTATATCACAATCGTAGCCAAGTATAATTCATCTGGGACGTTGCAATGGCAGAAAGCTATTTCACACACAAGCTCAAGTGGGCTTTTGCCGCTAGGGATTACAACCGCAAATAATGGTGACGTTTATTTCTGTGGATCAGTGTATGAAGGTGCTGGATATGCGCAGCTTGTTGTAATTAAACTCCCGCCAAGTGGGTCAGCCAACGGCACATATGGCAACTTCACCATTGCGAACGGCTCCTTAACCGAAGCGACAAGTTCTGTCGCAATAGGCAGTGATACTTTCACTGGGTCAACTCCAACACTAACATCCGCAACACCTTCCATAGTAACTACAAGTAGAACGGTTACGAAAACATCTTACACTATTACAACGTAGGTGACTGAATGGCTTTAATACCGCTAAATATTCCCGCAGGCCAATACAGGAACGGCACAGAGTATCAGTCGCAAGGTCGTTGGCGTGACGCAAATTTAGTGCGCTGGCAAGAGGGTGCATTGCGTCCTATTGGTGGATGGCGACAGCGCGGTAGCGTAGACATTGATGGTGTTGTTCGCAGCATGTTGGTCTGGGAGGATAACAGCAACCAACGCCGCGTGGCATTCGGAACACACAACAAACTTTTTGCCATGACAGCGGGTAACGCGGTTTCTGATATTACACCCACAGGTTTTACAGCGGGTCGTGTTGACGCAGACATTTTTACTGGATTTGGTGCATCAACTTTCGGCAGCGGTCTTTATGGCATTCCACAGCAAGACACAGGCACAGTGCTACGCGCGACAGTTTGGTGCTTAGAAAACTGGGGTGAATACTTGCTGGGTTGCACATCTGATGATGGTAAGATTTACGAGTGGCAGCTAGATGCAGCAACGGCTGCTGCACAAGTATCAAACGCACCAATTGATAACACAGCCATGATGGTCACAGAGGAACGCTTCGTTGTGTGCTTTGGTGCAGGCGGTGATCCGCGTAAGGTGCAATGGTCGGATCAAGAGGACAATACAACTTGGACACCAGCAGCCACAAACCAAGCTGGTGATATTAATATCCAGACAAATGGCACAATCCTACGCGGCGTAAGAACACGCGGTCAGTCACTTATTCTGACAACAGAGGATGCGCACACCATGACATACCAAGGCCCACCGTTTGTGTATGGCTTTGAGCGTGTCGGGACATCATGCGGATTGATCGCGACGAATGCGGTGGCAACAGTTGACGCTGGCGTAATCTGGATGGGCAATCGTAGCTTCTTTGCTTACAGTGGTGGCGCAGTCCGTGAAATACCGTGCGAAGTTGCAGATTATGTATTCAGCGATATGAACAATGACCAAAGCTCTAAAGTAAGCTGCGTTGTAAATGGTCGCTACAATGAAATCTGGTGGTTCTATCCAAGCGGTTCTAGCACGGAGTGTGATCGATATGTGGCGTTTGATTATAATGAAAACATCTGGATGACAGGCGACTTGGCAAGAACGGCTGGCGTTGATCGTGGCGTATTTAGACAACCATTCTGGATCGCACCTGATGGTGTTTTATATGAACAAGAGATTGGCTTTAACTACGGATCAGATACACCTTACGCAGAAACAGGGCCAATAGCGATTGGCGCAGGCGATCAGGTTATGTCTGTAACTGGTCTAATCCCAGACGAAAAGACGCTTGGCGATGTAAGTGCGACATTTAAGACGCGCTTCCATCCCACCGACACTGAGCGTGATTATGGTCCGTTTGACATGGCTAACCCAACAAGCGTTCGGTTTACTGGTCGCCAAGTCAGAATGCGTGTAAGTGGTAATGCATCAACAGATTGGCGTGTCGGTGTAATGCGCCTTGATGCAGTAGGCGGTGGGCGGCGATGAGAATAGTCCCGCCACTAACGCAGAGTTTTGAGCAATGGGCTGAGAATTTACGCCGCTATCTTGGCAAGGCGTTAAACCAGCTTGACGCAAAGGATCAGTATAGCTCTGCTTCTGAGGATGGCGTTATTCTGTGGGATCGGGAGAATAAGTATCCTGTCGTTTCTAAAGATGGCGCGTTTGTGCAGATCGTTTTGGAAGATGGTCAATACGCTGGTGCAGTCACGGCAGATCAAACAGCAGCAGCTATAAACACAGCGTACGCTTTAACGTACACTTCTAGCATTGCTGAGGGCGTAACCAACGGAACGCCTGCAAGTCGCCTTGTATTTGAGGAAGCTGGTCAATACATGATTAGCTTTTCGGCGCAGATTGCATCAACGTCCAGCAGCACAGTAAACTTTTGGTTTTGGCCTCGCATTAACGGAACTGACGTTACGGGGTCAACGATGAAAAACGCGATGCAACAAAACGGTTCGGAGCTGGTTGTGTCGCGCTCTGCGATCTTTGATGTAAGTGCTAACGATTATTTAGAGGCTATGTGGGCAGTAGATAGCACAAGCGGGTTTTTAGATGCCACAACTGCAACAGCATTTGCGCCTGCCGCGCCTGCGTCAACGATTGCTATAACGAGGTTGCACGGATGAATGCGCATATACCTATAGACATTTTATTCCAATGCAAGCCTTGGATTGAGGCGGCATTAGAGCGCTCTGGCGGTCACAATACATGGGATGAAGTTTGCGCAGGCATACGGTCAGGCAAGATGCAACTCTGGGCTGCAGAGCGTGGGTGTATTATTACGGAAATCGTGGTATATCCTAATACTAAGGCGTTGCATGTGTTCCTTGCAGGCGGTGAATTAGATGAAATTTTACAAATGACTGAAAATGTGAAAGAATGGGCGCGAAAGCAAGGCTGTTCGTTTGCTTCGTTTGATGGTCGATTTGGATGGCAGAAACCTTTGGAGAAATTAGGCTGGAAGCCTCACTCCATAACAATGCATTTGGAGTTTTAACATGGGAAGCAAAACAACCCAGAAAACCGAAATACCAGCATACATTGAGGAAGCTGGCAAGCTGGCTCTGGAACGCGCCAAGCAAATTCAGGCAATGGGGTATGTTCCCTACATGGGGCCAGAGGTTGCTGCAATAAACCCATATGAGCAAGCTGTTGCACAGAACGTGGGCGGCATGGCTTCTGCGTTTGGCTTATCAGCTCCTGCGGCTATGGACATGGGCGGCATGCCAACCGTCACTCAAGGCGGCATAACAGGCTACACATCATATCCAGGCTACATGTCATCTCTTGAGCGGCTTCGTGAAGTTCGTCCAGAGATGTATGATTATTTTTCTAACCTAACTAGATTTGACCCGATCACAGGTGCGTTAAATCCTGAATATGATGCAATGATAGAAAAGATAACAGCGCCTAAGCCTGCTCAAACAGCAGTTGGAACTGGCAGCAGCTCAGAGGGGTTCCCAGGCGTTGGTTATGCAAGTGTAGATGACAGCTTCTACGATCCAAATGAGTTTGACCCGCTTGGGCCAACTAACAGGGGTTACTCTATAGACATAGGCGATGTGTCTATACCCATTGGCCCACAACACGAAGGCGGCGAAGGCGGCGAAGGCGGCAAGTCTATCGTTTGCACAGAAATGTATCGTCAAACAAAGTTAGATGATTGGTCGGATGCAATGAAAACTTGGTATGTCTACCAGAAAAAGCATTTAACCCCATACCATGAGATCGGGTATCACGCAGTGTTTAAGCCATTTGTTTTGGGAATGAAGAAAAGCAAGCTGATTACAAAAGTTGGCGCTTATGCAGCCAAGAAGCGAACAAAGCACTTGAGGTATGTCTTAACTAAAGGCAAGTCAAAAAGTAGTTTTGTTGGCAAGGTTATCTGTAATATCTTAGAGCCGCAAATGTACCTTGCTGGCCGCGTGGTATCTGCGATCAAAGGAGGCTCATAATGGGCAGCTCAGCAAACCAACCAACAATGCCGCTAACAGGTCTGCAAACGCCCCCCGCAGGCATGGGCTACGACGACACAGGCACACTACGGCCGCTAGATCAAATTAAAACATTTGGTCAGCCAACACCTGCTGTACCTCCGAAGCCAACAATCCTTACTCCTACACCGCAACCTGCGACACCTACGCCAGCAATGGCGCAACCATCTGCGCCAAATGTGTTTGGTCAGGTGCAGCAGTATCAAACGCAGGCTGGTGATATTTACGGAAAACTTGGTGAGTTTGCGGCAAGAAATGTTGCAGCACCAGAGGCTTACACGCCAGAACGTGTTGCATCAGGGCAACTAGCAGGAACTGATTACGGTCAGTATATGTCACCCTACACGCAGAATGTCATTGAGCGCGGTCAGGCAGACATTGAGCGTCAGCGTCAAATGGCTTCCGAAAACCTTGCGGCTCAGGCTCAGCGAGCGCGTGCATTTGGCGGCTCTCGTCAGGGCGTGCAGGAAGCAGCTTTGGCTGGTGAATACGGTCGCATGGGCATGGACTTTGCGGCTCAGCAGCGTCAGAGAGCGTTTGAGCGGGCGCAGCAGGCGGCTCAGTATGACATTGGGCAGAGATATGCGGCAGACCTTGCAAACCAAGCAGCAATGCAGCGTCAGGCTCAGTTTGGTGCGGGTCAGCAGTTGCAAGCAGCTATGGCGAACCAAGCGGCAGACATATCTAGCGCGGGTGTTCGCTCAGGTGCGGCAGGTGGCCTAACGGGTCTTGGTGCGCAAATGTTCGGTCAAGGTATGACTGTTCAGGATCGCATTGCTCAGCAGGCAGCATTCCAGCGTGGTATCCAGCAGCGAATGCTTGATGCGCAGCGTGGGCAATTCGAAGGTGCTACTGGCGCTCCTCTGGCTGGACTTGGCACGCTGTCTCAGGTTCTGGGTGGGGTACCCTATCCAAAGACAACAACCCAAAGCACACCGTTTAACCCTGCAACTTTACTTTATGCGTTCCTCTAATATGACACTAAGTGACAGAGAATTATTAGCAAAGACGCTGCAAGCGGAAGCTGGCAATCAAGGGATTGGCGGCATGCTTGCTGTTGGCTCTGTCATAAGGAACCGTATGGCGCAGGGTGGAAGCCTAAGTGACGTTATTCTTGCTCCTGCGCAGTTTTCTGCATGGAACAAGGTAACTGGTGCCGTTGGCGGTGAGCAGGGTCAGGACATGGCTGCGCTCAAACCAAGCGAGGATGCCTACGCTGCTGCAGACGCAATACTTTCTGGGAATGCCCCAGATGTAACTGGTGGCGCTACACACTATTACAATCCGTCAATCTCAAACCCCGCTTGGGGTAAGGAGAAAGCTGGCGGGGATTGGACTAAGATTGGCGCGCATATTTTTGGCAAAGCTGGCGATTTCAGAACAGGAGCCGCAAAGATGAACGGTGAACAAGCACAAAAACCTCAAGGTTTGCTAGGTGGCCTGCTTGGTG